CAGGACACGAAATAGATGATATTACTAATGTTTTTTTTAATGATCATGATGTAGCACTTGAAACATCAAGTAATGATAGTAATGGTATTCCTGTTTTTACACCTACATCATCAGATGAATATAATGGTAAGGCAGTTATTAAAAAACATTTTGGTAATGATGATCAAGTAGCAGATGCAGATTTAGTTTCGTCAGTTTCACAATGGACAACAAACCATAGAATAAGAGGCAAAGCATATATATATATTAAATTATCTTTTGATTCAGATGTATATCCAAATGGTGTACCTAATATATCTTGCGTAGTAAAAGGTAAAAAATGTTTTGATCCAAGAGCAACAAGTTTCACAGCGTCATCTGGTAATGTTAATACAACAAACAATACAATAACATTATCTAGTCACGGTTTAAGTACCTTTGATAGAGCAAAGTATGATGCTAATGGAAATACTGTGATTGGTGGACTTTCAGATGCAACAGAGTATTATGTTATTAAGGTTGATGCAAATACAGTTAAACTTGCTACAAATTATTCAAATGCTTTAGCAGGAACTGCAATTAGTTTAACCTCTGTTACTGGAAGTACCACACAAAAATTTAATTTTACAACTTTTTCAAGTAATCCAGCTTTACATATAAGAAACTTTTTAACAGAACCTAAATATGGATTAAATGCAAGTACAACAGAAATTAATGATACAAACTTTATTTCTACTGCTAACACTTGTGATGAAGATGTAACAGTTGCTAATCCATCAGGTACAGAAAATAGATTTACAAGTAATGGTAGTTTTCAATTATCAGCAAGTCCTAAAGTTATTATAGAAAATTTACTTACTACAATAGGAGGTTTTTTAGTTTATTCTAATGGTCAATTTAAACTTGTACCAGCAGTTTATTCTTCTCCTACTGTAACTTTAAATGAAACACATTTAAGAAGTTCAATACAATTAAATACTAGAATAAGTAAAAGAGAATTATTTAATGCAGTAAAAGGTGTATATGCAGAACCAGCTAATGATTTTCAACCACAGAATTATCCTTTTTTAACAAATTCAACTTTTGAATCTGAAGATAATAGTGAAAGAATATATGCTTCATTTGATTATCCTTTCACAACATCAAGTAGAACTTGTCAAAGATTATCTAAAATACAATTATTAAAAGGAAGACAACAAATAAGTTTTTCTGCTACATTTAATATGGAAGCATTTCAACTTAATATTGGCGATACTGTACAAATTACAAATGAAAGATTTGGCTTTACAAATAAAACATTTCAAGTAACAGATTGGAATTTTACATTTAGTGCAGATGGTTTATTAAGTATAGCTTGTGATTTTAGAGAAATAGCAAGTGCTGTTTATGATTTTGCTACAAGTGATTATTCAACTATTTCAAGTGGTAAAGCTACAAATCTACCATCAGCTACAACTGTTTCTCCACCATCTGCAATATCTTTAACAGATGAACTTGTAGAATATAATGATGGAACAGTTATTGTAAAATTAGTAATAGATATTACAGCGGCAACTGATAATTTTACTGAAATATATGAAGTAGAAATAAAACAAACTAAAGATGCTAATGGTAATGCAGTATCACAAGATTATGTAAACATTGGTCGTGCCGCAAGAACAAAATTTGAATTTTTAAATGTAATAGATAAAGCTAGTTATCAAGTAAGAGTTAGAGGTGTAAATATTTTTGGAGTTTTTAGTTCTTCTTTAGAATCAGCAGAACATGAGGTAGTAGGATTAACTGCTCCACCTGCAGATGTTGCAAACTTATCAATTAATATTGTAGGAAAAGATGCTTTCTTAAATTGGACTGCTGTTGCAGATTTAGATTTAGCTTATTATGAATTAAGATATCAAAATACAACAGGAGATGCAGAATGGCAAAATAGTGTACCTTTAGTTTTAAAAGTTGCAAGACCAGCTACATCAGTTTCTGTTGCCGCAAAAACAGGTGCATACCTAATTAAAGCAAGAGATAAATTAGGTAACCCTAGTGTTAATGCAACTGTTGTTTATACAGCAGTAACATCTATTGGTGATTTTAATGCAGTAGCAACATCAACGCAAAACCCAACATTTGCAGGAACAAAAACAGATGTTGTAGTTATTGCAAAAGAAGATGGCACACCAGCTTTAGTATTAGATACAGTTGAACTTTTTGATTCAGGTTCAGGTAACTTTGATTCAATAACATCACACAACTTTGATGGTGGTACACTAAATAAAAATGTAGATACAGAGGGATTTTATGATTTTGATGCTCCTATTGATATAGGTGCTTCGTTTAAAGCTAGTGTTACAGGTGGAATTACTCAATCAGTTATTTCAAGAGATAGATTGTTTGATAATATTACAGGAAACTTTGATGTTCAAACTGGTTTATTTGATGGAGATGCTGAATCAAATTGTTCTGCAGAATTACAAGTTGCTACATCAGCAGATAATGTAACATATACAGCATTTACCACTTTTGTTGTAGGAGATTATTCAGCTAGATTTTTTAAATTTAGAATTAGAATGACATCAACAAATGGTTCTGCAACGCCAGAAATTACTGCCGCAAGTGTTACTATTGATATGGAGGATAGAATACAATCTGAAAACAATATAGTATCAGGAGCAACTTCCAAAACTGTTACTTATCCTACTGCATTTAAACAAGCACCAGCTTTAGGTTTAGCAATAGATAATATGGCTTCAGGAGATAAATATGATATAACAAGTAAAACTTCTACTGGTTTTGTAATAACATTTAGAAATAGTGGAGGCAGTGCAGTTTCGAGGACTTTTGACTATATTGCCAAAGGTTTTTAATTGCAAATTTAATTCAATTATGGTAACAAACAACTCATAGGATTTTTAAAAAATGGCTCAACACGATTATTCAATAGCGAATCAAGGTTTTCCGTCTTTCAGATCAGATCTGAATAACGTATTATCTGCAATTAATACAAACAATCTTGGTACAACAGCACCTGGAGTTACTTCAGGAACAACTGCAGTACAAGGTCAAATATTTGCTGATACAGGCACATCAGGAAAAGTAATTTTTAAATTTCATAATGGTAGTGCTTTTGTTACAGTATTTGAACTAGCAACTGGTTCTGCGGCGGCAACAATACCATCATCAGTATCAATAGATGGGGAAAGCGATCCAAACGCAATACCTTTCGCAATAGCTTTAGGAGGATAATCAATGGCAAATAACTTTAAATCAACAGAAGTAACATTAGCAAATGCAAGTGAAACTAATATCGTAACAGCAACATCAAACAATCAAATTATGATTGGATTAAATGCTTGTAATACAAGTACGACAACTGCAATAACTTTAGATGTAACTTTAAGAGATGGATCAAACGATTTTAAAATAGCCAAAGCTGTATCTATACCACCAGCAAGTAAAGTTGAGATAGTTAGAGGAAAATATGTTTTAGCGACAGGTTATTCTTTAAAAGCTCAATCAAGTAGTGCTAGTGGTTTATGTGATATAATTGTTGGCTTATTAGTAGATGTTTCATAGGAGGAACAATGGAAGAAGTAGAATATATATCTTATGTTGGTAATGCACCTGGAAAAGATAACGTAGTAAATTATCATAAAAAAGATTTAACAAGAAATATTAGAATAACAGCAGATTCAAATGCAGTATTTGGAGGTCCATTTACTGTGTCATCAACTATGACTATTGAATCAGGCGCAACAGTAATAATAGTATAATGAGTAAAATAGAAGTAAATACAGTAGATGTACAATGTGGATCAACTTTAACTTTAGGGTCAGCAGGTAAAACAGTTACTATTGCATCAGGTGCTTCTACAAGTGGTATGGGTCGTACTGGTACAGTAGATTGGTGTACAACAGCTAAAACAAGTCCATTAACAGGAGTAAGTGGCAAAGGATATTTTATTAATACAACAGGGGGTGTAGTTACAGTTACGTTACCTAGCTCACCAACAGCAGGTGATATTATTGCTATTGCTGATTACACAAATACTTTTCAAACAAATGCAGTAACTGTTGGAAGAGGTGGTTCTAAAATTGGTGGAGTATGTGCTAATGCAAGTTTAGAAACACAAGGTCAATCAGTAACTTTTGTTTATGTAGATGCAACAGAGGGTTGGAAAAATATACAAGATTCAACATCAAATGTAACAGGTGAAACTTTTTTATCAGCATCAGGTGGAAACGCAACAGTAACTTGTGGTAATTTTAAAACACACATTTTTACAGGATCAGGAACTTTTACAGTAAATTCTATTTCAGGATCATCTTCAAATAATAATGTAGATTATCTAGTTGTAGCAGGTGCTGGAGGTTCAGGAACAGGAAGTGGTGGTGGAGGTGGTGGAGGAGCTGGAGGATTTAGAGTATCTAATAGTTTAAGTTTACCAGCACCAACAATGTCACCATTAGTAAGTCCAACTGGTTTGCCAGTTACAGCAACAGGTTATCCAATAACTATTGGTGCTGGGGGTGCAGGATCACCAAATGGATCAGCTGTTTCTAATAATGGAACAAATTCAGTTTTTAGTACAATAACATCTGCTGGAGGTGGAGGAGGTGGAGCTTATAATCCAGCTTTAGGTTTAAATGGTGGTTCAGGAGGTGGAGGTGGTGATCCTGATAGTCCTCCATCAAATGCAGGAGGTTCAGGTAATACTCCAGGAGTTAGTCCACCACAAGGTAATAATGGTGGTTCAGGTTCACCTCCAGGAGGAAGTGATACCCCACAAGCAGGTGGTGGTGGAGGAGGTGCAGGTGGTGTAGGAACAGCAGGAACACAACCAAGTACAGGAGGTGCAGGAGGAGTAGGTTCATATGTTTCAAATTCATTTATAAGTCCAGCCGCACCAAGTTATGGAACAGCAGGTCCAGTTTCAAGTGTAAGATACTTTGCTGGAGGTGGAGGTGGAAGTGCCGCAAACAATGCTGGAGCAGGAGGTGCTGGAGGTGGTGGTGCTGGGTCAAGTGGAACTGGTAATACAGGAACAGCAAATACAGGTGGCGGAGCAGGTGGTGCAAAAACTGATCCTGATGTTGCTAATAGAAGTGGTGGATCAGGAATAGTAATGATTAGATATAGATTTCAATAAGGATTAAATTATGACAAGTACAATTAAAGTAAATACAATAACATCGTGTGGTTCAACACTCACAATAGGCGGAGCAGGTAAAACTGTTTCTATTGCCTGTGGAGCAACTACATCAGGAATGGGTAGAGCAGGAGCAGTTGATTGGTGTGCAACTATTTATACTAACAGTCCAGGAACTGTAACTGGTGTAAGTGGTAAGGGTTATTTTTTGAATACTACTTCAGGTGCAATAACAATAAATTTACCATCTTCCCCATCAGTTGGAGATATAATTTCAATAAAAGATTATGCTAATACTTTTGATACTAATAAAACTACAATAGGAAGAGGAGGATCAAAAATATATGGTACTTGTTTAGATGCAGAATTAACAACAGAGGGTCAAACTGTAACTTTGATTTATGCAGATTCAACAAAAGGTTGGATAAATGTTCAGAATGATACAACAGTTCAAGGAAGTCAATTTTTGACTGCAACAGGTGGAACTATTACAACAAGTGGTGATTATAAAATACATACTTTTAATGCAGATGGAAACTTTGTAGTTTCAGGAGTAGGTCCAGCAGGAGTAGGAAATAAAACATCTTATTTGGTAGTAGCAGGTGGAGGAGGTGGAGCAGGTAATCCAGGAACTTCTGATGGTTCATCAGGTGGAGGAGCAGGAGGTTTTAGAGAGGGTAAATGCTCTAGTGACCCATATACAGATAGCCCTTTAGATTCAGGTACAGCTTTAACAGTTACAGCGCAATCATACCCAATTACAGTTGGAGGCGGTGGAACTGCTGGACCAGCTACTCTTTATGGAGGAAAAGGTAATAATTCAATTTTTAGCTCAATAACATCTACAGGTGGTGGAGGTGGTCAATACCCAGCACCACCTTATGCACCAGCAACTAATAGAAATGGTGGTTCAGGTGCAGGTGCGGCCGCATCAGGTAATGCTTCAGCAAATCAAGTTGGAACTGGTAATCAACCACCAGTATCTCCTGCACAAGGAAACAATGGTGGAAATTATATAAGTGATGGTGCCAGTGCCGCAGGTGGTGGTGGTGGAGCAGGTGCTGTTGGAAGTAATGCTCCAGGACCTACAGTAGGAGGTGCTGGTGGTGCAGGAGCAACAACTTCTATCAATGGATCACCAGTACAAAGAGCAGGTGGTGGAGCTGGTGCTACATATCCAAATGGAACAGGTGGTACTGGTGGAGCAGGTGGTGGAGGTGATGCAGGTGGATCACCAGGAAATCCAAATCCAGGAGGTCAATCAGCAACAGCTAATACTGGAGGTGGAGGTGGTGCTAGTAGAGCTACTCCAAGTGCGCCAACTTCAGGAGGTGCAGGTGGATCAGGCGTAGTAATTATAAGATACAAATTTCAATAGGTAATTTATGAGTGAACTTAAAGTAAATAAAATCACTCCAAAAACTGGCACAACAGTACAGTTGGGAGAATCAGGAGATACAATAACAATACCAGCAGGTGCTACATTAACTAATAGTGGTACAGCAACTGGCTTCGGTTTATCTTTTTGCACGACTGTTAAAAGTTCTCCATTCACAGCAACAGCTAATAAAGGTTTTTTAATTAATACAGGATCAACAGTTACAGTAACTTTACCAGCTTCACCAAGTGCTGGTGATGAATTAATAATTGTAGATCAAACAGGTCAAGCGGCAACAAACAATATAACACTTGCTAGAAATGGAAGTAAATTAAAAGGTGGTTGTATTGATGGAACAATAGAAATTAATAGAGGTGGTTTAAGATTAGTTTATTCAGGAGCACCTCAAGGTTGGATTACAGCAACAGCAGGTAATGACGCAACAGCAGTCACAGAAAAATTTGTTACAGCAAGTGGTGGTGCAGTAACTACGAGTGGAAATTTTAAAATACATACATTTACATCAGACTCAACATTTACAGTAACTTGTGGTGGAAATCCAGGAGGGTCAAACACAGTTTCTTATGTAGTAGTTGCAGGTGGTGGTGGAGCAGGTGGTGATGGTGGAGGCGGAGGTGGTGCTGGTGGTTATAGAGAGGGTTTAGGTTTAAATGATTCTTTTACAGGTTCACCATTAAGAAGTCCAACAGGTGTACCAGTTTCTGCAAGTCCAGGAAGTTATCCAATTGTAGTAGGAGGTGGAGGTGCTGGAGGTTCACAACCAGCAACAGGAGCAGTAGGAAGTAATTCAAGTTTTTCAACAATAATATCAGCAGGTGGTGGTATAGGTGGTGGAAGAGGTGCGGCAGGAAATGGTGGTTCAGGTGGAGGTGGACAAAGAGGTTCACCACAAACAGGTGGCACAGGAAACACACCCCCAGTTTCACCAGCACAAGGAACTAATGGTGGTAATGGTGGTCCACCGAATGGTGGCGATGGTGGAGGTGGTGGTGGTGGTGCTACAGTTGCAGGTTCAGTAAATGCTACTTGTTGTGGAGGTGCAGGAGGTGCAGGCGCAACTTCCGTAATTAATGGAACTCCAACTGCAAGAGCAGGTGGCGGAGGAGGTGGAGCAACACCTGCCCCATCTACAAAAGGTGCTGGAGGTGCAGGAGGTGGAGGTAATGGTTCAGGTTGTGGAACTTCAGGAAATGCAACATCTGCTACAGCTAACACTGGAGGTGGTGGAGGAGGATCATCAGGTGGTCCTGGAATACCAGTTACTGCAGGTGGATCAGGTGGTTCAGGTATAGTAATAATAAGATATAAGTTTCAAAATTAATGAATTTATAAACTTTAAGAAATAAGATATAAGGAAAAAAATTATGGCACATTACGCAAAACTAGGAATAAACAGTAAAGTTATAGGAGTAGAAGTTGTAGCTAATGCTGATTGTCAAAATGCTGATGGCATTGAAGATGAAGAAGTTGGCAGACAATTTTTAGAAAGAATACACAACTATCCTCATTGGGTTAAAACATCTTACAATACAAAAGGTGGACAACACAAAAATGGCGGAACACCTTTAAGAGGTAATTATGCTGGTATAGGTATGATTTATGATGAGAACAATAATTTGTTCTTACCTAAAAAACCTTATACAAGTTGGGTATTAAATGTTTCAGAAGCTAGATGGCAATCACCAGCAGGTGATGCTCCTGCTTTTACAGTAGAACAAACTTCACAAAACGAAGCTAGAACTCACAGTTGGTCTTACAACTGGAATGAATCTAGTCAATCTTGGGGTATAGAAAATAGCTTAGCTTAATTTATGCAGAAGGTGGTACTGTCTGAAATAGATTTAATTCATGGTCCTGTTGATCTTCCTAAAGGTTTTGAAATTAATAGAAAAAAAATTAAAAACAATATTATAAAATCTTTTATAGATCAAAAACGAATCAATATAAATTCAAAAGCATATTCGTATGAGGATTATGAAGTTCCTTTCTCACAACCTTTGCAATGGTTTAAAGATTATATTAGAGATAATGTTCGAGTAGAGTATGGATTTACTTTAGTTGAAAAATCACAACATGGTAATGTATTACATCCTAAAGAACAATCTTATTTAAGGCATCAAATAGAACCTGTTGACTTAAGAAACTCACCTGATTACACATTAATTTATGCTTTAGATTGTGCAAAAGATTCTTGTGAACTTGTTATTGAATATGATGATAACAGAAGAAAAAATAGAACATGGCATTTACCTGTGCATAACAATCACTTCTATATGTTTCCTGCCACACAAAAATACTTTATAACTAAGAATAATTCTAAACAACTAAACGTTATGTTAACTATTAATTATGAATATATCTAATTATTATTGGTATTTTCAATCTGTCATACCACCAAGAATTTGCGATATGATTGTACAATATGGTAAAGCAGAAAAAAAAAGAGAAATTATGGCTATTACAGGAAGTTATGGTAGAGATAGAAATTTGAACGAACAACCTCTTACTAACAAAGAAATAAAAAATTTACAAAAGAAAAGAGATTCAAATATTGTTTGGATGAACGATAGATGGATATATAAAGAAATTCAACCTTACATTAGAATGGCAAATACAAATGCTGGTTGGAACTTTGATTGGGATTGGTCAGAATCTTGTCAATTTACTATATATAAAAAAGGTCAATACTATGATTGGCATTGTGATAGTTGGGATAAGCCTTACATGGAAGAAGGTCCAACAAAAGGTAAAATTAGAAAGTTATCTGTAACTGTAACTTTAACAGATCCAAAAGAATACAAAGGTGGAGAGTTAGAGTTTGATTTAAGAAATGAAGACCCTGATAAAAAACCAAATATGAGAATTTGTACAGAAATACTACCCAAAGGTAGTCTTGTTGTATTTCCTTCTTTTGTTTGGCATAGAGTTAAACCAGTAACTAAAGGAGAAAGGAATAGTTTAGTCATTTGGAATCTTGGCTATCCATTTAAATAATATGATACAAGGCGGAAATAATAAACAAAACAAAAACCATGTAGATTTTAAATCTGCGTTTTATTTTCAAACACCAGTATGGATTGCAGAAGCACCCATGTTTTTAAAAAACGCAACTAAAGTAACAGATAAATATATTAAGAAATCAGAAAAAACTCTTAAAGATAAATTAAAAAACGAACCTAAGTGGAAGAAAGATATAGGTACATTTGGTTTATCTAAACACAGCGAAAGTTTTTCTAACGATCCTAAAGTAAAAGACTTAGTTCAATTTATAGGTCAACGATCTTATGAATTTTTAGATTGGCAAGGATTTAATTTACAAAATCATAGCTTACACTTTACAGAATTTTGGGTACAGGAGTTTAGTGAAAAAGGTGGTGGTCATCATTCTACACATCAACATTGGAATCAACACGTATCAGGTTTTTATTTTTTAAAATGTAGTGAAAAAACATCTTATCCAATATTTCATGAACCAAGACCTGGTGCAGAGATGACAAAGTTACCTTTAAAAAATCAATCACAAATTACAATGGGAACTAATCAAGTACATTACAAACCTAATCCAGGAACTATGATTATTTTTCCAGGTTATGTTCCACATGAATTTGCAGTAGATGCAGGACTAGAACCATTTAGATTTATACATTGGAATATAAAAGTTGTTGAAACAGCAATATCAAAAGAAAGGAGCAACAATGAGCTTCCAAAAAAATAAATATTGTGTTATCAAAGAAGCTGTACCAAAAGATATAGCTACATTTGTTTACAATTATTTTTTACTTAAAAGACAAGTGGCTAGAACTTTGTTTGACGAAAAATATATATCAAACTTTACAGAAGAATGGGGTACATGGTCAGATCAACAAGTTCCAAATACATATTCACACTATGCAGACATAGCTATGGAAACATTGCTTATGAGAACTCTACCTATTATGGAAAAGAAAACAGGACTTAAATTAAATCCTACGTATTCTTATGCAAGAATATACAAAACAGGTGATGTGTTACACAGACATAAAGATAGATTTTCATGTGAAATATCTACAACATTAAATCTTGGTGGTGATCCATGGTGTATATATTTAGAACCTAAAAAAAACGTAGGCATACCTGACGGAAAAAAAATAACAGTATCAAGTAATAATAAAGGAACTAAAATTGTTTTAAAAACAGGTGATATGCTTGTTTATAAAGGTATGGAGTTAGAACATTGGAGGGAAGAGTTCCAAGGTGATAACTGTTGCCAAGTTTTTTTACATTACAACGATCAAAAATCTAAAAATGCACAACAAAATATTTATGATCGTAGAAAACATTTAGGACTTCCTTCTTATTTTAAACAATGATATAGGAAGATTGGGGTAAGTCATACCACCAACCACCTTGACTTATCCCTTTATAAAATAATATCAATCTCAATACATATCTGATAATAAAATTAAATGAAATTTATGTTAATATTAAAGGTATGTTCTGCTGTATACATGAATTGTTTACCATCTATGAACGATAGTTTTGTATTTAATTCTTGGTCAGAATGTGCTAGTGCAGGTTATCTACGTTCTATTAAAATAATAAATAGTATGGATAGTAATGTAGTGAACGCAAATAAAATAGTTGTAAATTTTA